AGCGCGGCTTGCTGGTTCGCGCGGGATAGCTCCGCCGTCTGGAATCCGCTGTTGACCGCCTGCGTGACACCCGCAAATCCGTTCAAGACGCTGGTGTTCATCCCATAGAATCCGTCGCACAGGCCGTTATTGACGCCGTCAAGCTTTCGCTCAATGTTGGCGAAATCGGATGCAAGGATGTATCCATCCGTCGCACCGCCGCCATTGTTGTTGCCCCAGCCATTGCCGCCCCAGCCGCAGAAGATCGCGAGGAACAGGATGATAAACCACCATCCGCCATCGCCGCCGAAGCCGCCCCAGCCGTTGCCGCCCATGCCAGTAGGTGCTACCGGCATAGTCATAGTCGTACCATCGGTAAGGCTCATTTTGTCGTACTCCTTGAAGAAAATTTATTATCAACCGTGGCCACGGATTGATTATTGCAAAAGACCCTGAAACTGCCGCGCAACGGCCTGCAGCTGGTTTAGCTGCTGCTGCGTGAGCTTTCCGGATTGCATCATTTTTTCAACCTCGGCTTTCGGGTCGCCATTAAAGTTCGCCTTGAATTGCTGGAATTGCTGCATCATTCTCTGAAACTGCCCCATCTGGCCGGGCATTTGCGGCGCTCTGCCGCCGCCAAGCGCGTTAAACAGCGGGTTCGGCATTGTGGTATTCCTCCTTCTTGTTCTCCGCGCCAGCAGCCGCCAGCGCGTTCACACGCGCTTCCATTGCTTCAAACTCCCTTCGGGTGACAAATTCCCCGCTGGCCGGTATGATCGGCTGTGCTGGTGTCCTCGCGCCAGTGCGCTCTGTGTAATCCAGAACTCTCATGGACGGAACGCCGGACGCGTCCACGCTCTTGATATAAATGCACGGGTTCTCGCTATCCCACAGTGGAACCGTGTTCCCAGCCGCGACGAGGTAGCTCTTTGCACCCGCGTCACCCTGTACCCAAATCATGCTCTGGGCAGGCTGCGGCATTTGCGCCATAGGCTGGGGCGGCTGCTGCGGTTGATACTGTTGGCGAAGCTGCATGAGCTGGTCTTGCATCGGCGGCTGATAAAATGGTTGGTAGCTCATCGGCGGTTGGTACTGTCCATACATTCAGATTCGTTCCTTTCCCAAAAATAAAGCGGTGTTTGGCTTCCGGAGTTCCATGTGTCAAACCAATCTCCATCCCTGACGCAGACCACATGGGTTGCAAGCGCAAGAATGTATGTACCGATCGGATGGTCACGCGCGAACTCCGCAACTGTGTATGTGTCCGGGTTGGAGCTTGGTACGCCATGCCGGGCATAGCCAAGCTGGTTCAGGTACGCTCCCCAAACAGCGTTTGCGGAGGGCATATCGCCAACCTCAAACCCATGAAGCGCAAGCGCGACATATACCTCATCCCACGATTTACCGGTCGCCTTGCAAATCGCCCGAACAGGGCAATCCCCAACCTGACGCCGCGCGGGATTTGGATTGTAAAAAGAAAAACCCATACCGGACACCTCTCAACGTGTCCAGTATGGGTTGTTTTTCGGGTTTATGTGCCGCGCTTGTGCATCATTTTCGCCCGTTTCGAGTTTAACTATATAGTCGGCTAGATGTCTTTCGCATTCGGTCGAGAATTCCGGGGAGCCGCCGCTGCACGGTGGCTCGCCCGAGATACAACTCCGATGCAACATCAATCTGCGGGCGCTTATCGACGTAATAGAGCTTTGCAATTCGCTCATTTTCCTGCCCGAGGTTTGCTTGGGAAATAACGTTCTCCATTTCTCCACGCATCAGGCCGGATAATTCAGGCGGTAGATTATACCGCGCTTGTGGAGACATAGGATCACCCCTTCTTGCTCAAAATGGGAATGTTTCCCTTGTTCGACACTTCGAGATCCAGCGCCTTTGCAATATCGCGAATTTTAATATAATTCGTGCCGTCCTTCAAAATGCGTTCGACCTCGATCTCCTTGCCGTCTATGATCATCTTCGATTTCGTGATCACCTCATCCACCTCCTCCAAGAGCTTCTTGAATGCTTCCCACTTCGTTTCGTCAATCAGCGGCAGCGGACACAGCTTCATCGAAATGTCATAGTGCCGGATTGCGGCCTGCACGTTCGGCAGCTGCTTCAGCAACATCTGATAGAGCCGCGCAGCGTTGCGCATCGTTGCCTCCGGGATGTAATACTTGCCGGAAGCGTCTGTGTGGCTCACCATCTCGATAGATACCGTGTTGTAGTTGTTGTACACCTTGCCGAATTTGCCGCTCCTGCCGTCGCCCACGGCCCACGCAACCGCATCCAGCGGCACACACTGGTAAACGGTATCGCCCTCGTCTACCACGAAATGTGCCGAAGCAGCGCGTCCCTCGCTGCCGTTGGCAAAGTATCGGGCATTGCCAAGCGCTGTTGCGTGCAGGCCGGTGTTCGCCGTGTAGTGAAACACGATTGCCTGGATAGCCGAGAGCGGACGCCGCCCGCCCACTCTCGTTGCCCGGATGGTATCGTTAATTTTCAGTGCCATCGCCGTCACCCTTCGCGTCCATCGCGTCCTGTGCCTTCTGCGACTGCGTGCCGAAATAGAACGTGATGACCATCAGGAAGATCGTCAAGAAGTCTTTCCCTGTGATATCACCCCGCAGCGCCAGCACCGTGAACACCACCGTCAGCAGCAGCGTCACCAGCGACTTCACGCTCAGCAGATTCGACAGCCGTTTCATAATTTTGTCCATGTTATGTACTCCCTTCGTCGTCCGATTTTTTTGCAAATACTCTCTTCGCAAGGAGCATCAGCAGCTCCCCGCCAAACGCCGCTACGGCGAAGGTCAGGATGTCGGAAAGGTCTATGTCCCTGTCCATCACCAGTGCTGCGGTTTTGACCATCGCCGCCCAGAGCAGGACGCCAAACAGCACCCAGATGCAGAAATACACCAGCTGCCGTGCCATCTTCCCCTTCGTCAGGCGGCTTTTCCGGATGCGCCTCATACAATCCCCGCATGAGCCAGCGCAAAGCCGACCAGCGCCCCGACAATGGCCGTGAGGGCCGCCTTGACCAGCGCCTCCCATTTTCCGCCAGGAATGGCCTTGAGGCTCTTGACATCGTCTTTGATCTCGCTTATATTGGCCTCGATCGTCTCCTGCTTCGTCGCCAATACCTCTACCGAAGTCGCCAGCTGATGCAGGGCCTTGTTGTCTGCCTCCAAATCGTCAATGCGGTGCGTGTTGCTCTTGGATCGCTGGTCGATCTCCACGATCTTTGCCTGAATTCCATCATCCATATTCTTTCTCCTTATTTCGGTTTTCCAACAACGTACTCAACAATGTAAGTTCCGGATACACGGCAGATTTTAACTCGATCTCCCGCACTGAATGTAACGGAAGTGTTGCATTTATAGTGCTTTGCGGTTGCCTCTGTCTGCCCGTCAAAGATCAGCGACAGTCCATCGGTATACTTTGCGCCAACGGTCGCCAACATAAATTCAGGTTGTGGATTCTGTGCCGTTTCGTCTGTATCAAAAAAACTCGTCACGCCAATCATGCAATCACCGCCCTCTTTGCCGTATGCTTCATCATGCTGCCTTCTTTCAGCTCGATGTACCATCCGGTTTCTTCATAGATTCCGCCGAAGGTCGGATGATCGATTGCAATAACATCCCCGATACCGTGACCCGGCTCCGCCAACGACTGAAACGTGATCGTCTTCGTGCCGAGCATGGATTGATTGCGGATGTTTTCGACATACGCCTGCAACGCAGATTGACTGGCGATATTATCAACCTTTACAACCTTTGTGATCTTCTGGCCACGCTTGAACGTGGAAATAGAACTCGATGGATTATCATTCTCTGCTCTGGCGACCATAGGCGCGTCTAAATCCGGGTTTGAGCAAATTGCAACAAACACATTCGGTGCATCAAAAAAGTCGTTCTCTTGGCTCGCTGACAGACCGACAGGGGCGCGAAAACGAATATCTGTCGTGCTGTACTGGTGATCAATATTCGATGCGCTCGGCGTCTCATGCGGAGTCAGACGCGCCACACCGTTTGCATCAAACCAAATGGGATCATAATTGATCTCATCAAGCAGCGCGTTACAGATTGTAAGATAGTCAGTTCCAATTTGCCAGTCTTCCCGGTCGGTTTGTAGCGTCGCTTCAGATGGTGTCGCAATCACAAGAGAAATCCCGGCCTCCGTCAGCATTTGCCGGACGATAGTTATGTACGACGAGCCAGCGGAAAAATGCTTGATGCCTTCCGTTTTGATCGTGGACAGTTTCCAGCTCCGATCGTATGCTTCAATCGCCACCCAGCGCCCGTCTTCTTCGGTCGTTTCCTTGTACGTCGTGATGCGGAAAATTCCCAATGAGTTTTCCACGCCATTGATGGAAATTGTGGGTTGCAGCTCATCAGATAGATAGTTGATATTTGGATCGTAAAGGAATGTCCCCGCAAAACTCGATTTAATTTTTGCGTTTTTATCCGTATATACATTTGGAGCAGAATCGCGTTTCCAGCGGAGGGACGCATAATGCGCCCCATTCCGCAAAACATTTACAGAGAAGGAAATGTCACGAATCAATGTCAATCTCCTCCTCGTACTCGATTTGTGTCACCATGAACGAATACACACTCTTGTATTGGTTGACCTCTCCCGAAACCTCATTCAGATACCCGATGCAGCCTCCCGACGGATGCAGTTTCAAACAAACCAGATGTCCGATCATGCCCTCGAACTTCTCGGCGCTGTCTCTGTTTAAGAATACGACATTCCCGTCATAGGTCGCAGTTTTCGCTTTACTGCGCTCCGCAACTGGATATGTGTACCCGGAAAGTCTTACCTCTGCAATCGAGCGGCTAATACTTCTAGTAACCGGCTGATTGGTCAGGCCGCTGTACTTCATGGTCAGCCATTCTCCGGCGTCCATATCATACAAGACGTTGTATTCCGGCGTGACCGAGACAGAGACTTCGGCAGAAACGCCGTAATAATCGTTGTCGGAATAGCAGCCGCGCACCTGATATGTGCAGGCGCCAATCGCCATGTTATCCACATATCCGGGATCTTCCGCCTTTGCAATCGGTGTCCCGTCCCGGTATACAATGTAAAAATCGTAGTTGCCGGAATCCACCCATGCAAGCGTTACTGCGTTTTCGGTACTTGCCGTCAGCGTGATCGCGCCGCCCGGTACGTTTGTGACCGGGAGCGCCGCCGTGCCCCACGGCGACCAGAAGCCATATTCGTTTTGCACGCGGACGCGCACCGTGTAGCTGCCATCGGCCAGATAAAACGGTGCCTTCCACGTCTTCCCGGTTCCGAAGCGCGTGCCGGAGGCATAGACGCCGTCAATCTCGACTTGGTAGGCTTGCTGCTCCGTTGTCTGCCATGAAACGGACGGTCTAGGCGTGGCCGATTGGACCAAGATCACAGGAGCATCCGGTGATCCGACACAAATAAACTCTGCGGCAGAACTCCAATCACTTGCGACATCGTCGCCGTTGTAAGTGCGCACTCGCCAGAAATGCGTACCCGTTTCGATGCTGCCTGCTGCTGCGGTGTAATATGTATCTGCGCCAGTCACCGTGGCCAGCGCCGTCCAGACCGTACCATTGTCCGAAATCTGCAATTCGGCTTTCGTTTGCGGCGTACCAGTTGTGATGACGTGTGCCCAGCGGAAAACAGCATCCGCATTTTTATCGATAATGTCATTGACAGGGCTAATTGGAACGGCTGTTGATTTCTCATCCTGCAGGGTGATAGTCAACCATGCGTCCGCAGTGCTGGTTTGGCCATTATTGCTGGTGATTTTAGGCCGAATCTGAACTTGCGATTTTCCTGAAAATGTACCAGCTGGGATTACAAGTTGCTGGGCAGCGCCGTTGGCCATTTGTATTTCCTGCTCAGAAGTAGAGCCTACATCACGCCAAATGACGGAAATACCTGTCTGATAAACTTCTGCATAGCAAAGTCCAGATTGTGTTGTCGGAACAGATAATTCGATGTCGGCCCCGGCTGTTTTAGATATGGTTTTCCCGCCGAAATTTGACGCCCATGTATTTGCATACATTTTCACAATATCAGAATCATCAATTGTCAGGGTCAGTTTCGGCTTATATGCGCCAGATGGTGTGTAGACAGAAAATTTCCCAAATCCAGAGCGGAATTCCACGCCATTTATAAATACAATTCGATGGTAGATGTACGTTGGGTTTTTCACCAATGCCAGTGACACATTGCCAGCCACAGTAAAATTGGGGGAAGTAGCTGTTCCCGTCCCGCGACTTGGCATATTGAAAAAAGTTACGGTATTGACATCATAGCCTTTATCCATAACTCCGCCCTGAAATGTGCAATACCCAGTATATGACGGAATTTCCGTTATAGAAGCTATATACAGTTCCGCAGAGATATAAGAAATTCTGTTATACTTCCACGAATAATTCCCATTCGTAGAAAATTTACAAAAAAGCCTGTTTCCCCCAGAGAGAAGCACACTTGAGCTTGTATGGTCATTTTTGGTCGTGTCGTTTTCGTTGCAGAATGCAAACACATCCATTTGCAAGGTTTGCGTGCTCATCCTGTCGCACCTCCCATCCGAACCACTCTGCGGCGCTCCTGTTTATAACCCATATTAGCCGCCTCCCATTCTGCTGGTTCTGCGCTGATTTTGCGCGATGTTTACAACATCGTTAAATTGCTGCACGTTTGACGAATCAATGTTGATGTTGTAATTATTCGTCGTGGAATTGCTCGCCGAGTAAGGCACATACTTCCCGGTTCCAGCCTCAATATAACCACCCGTTCCAGTCCATCCGCCTGCGGATTCACTATAAGACGTGCTCTTGAGCGTATCTCCATAGACAACCTTCTGATAGGTAGATAACTGGCCCTTCGAAACATTCATACCGAGTGCCGTGCCGATCCGGTTGAAATCCCATGTAAAAATACCGGCTACGACGTTCGCAGCATCAGCAATTAACGCAAGCACTTTTGCGACAGGATCAAGCGCAACCTTCAATGCCGGGAGGAAAGTCACGATCAGATCTGCGAGCGGGTCGAGCAATCCAACTGCAATTTCGAGGATCGATCCGATTGCCTCAATGAGGCCAGAATCGTCAAGGGCCTTTGAGACTTTATCGATAAACTGCATGCCTGCATCCATAACCGTGATGAATGTTGGGGTCAGTTTATCGAGGAAATTGTTTTTCAGTTCTTGGAACTTCTCGCCGAGTTTCGCGGTCGATTCCTGCAGCTTCACTTGATTTTCGCGTGATTTGATTACCTGCTCGTTATTTTTGTAGAAAGAATCCGCCGCATCGGAATATGTACCGGACAGGGTATTCATGATCAAGCTGTTCCGCTCCGCCTCGCCGGAGCAATTCGCAAGTGATTCATTGAAGTCATCCTCGGAAATACCAGCCCAGTTCAACGCATCCGCCAGAACGCCTGTAACCTGTCCAACCTTTGCCGTCTCGTTTGCGGCCTCAATAAGTCCGTTGATGGGCAGCGAATCACCGAACGTGCCGTTTACGCCAGCGGCGATATTCGTCCACGTTGCGAAATCTTCTTGGTTGCGTGCCAGTTTCGCCATGAGCTGCGCTGTTTCTGTGGCGGTATCCGTGTCACCTAGGATTTTGTAAAGGCCAGTGTAAGCCGCCTGTGCCGTCTCAGCACTATATCCGGCAGTTTCAAAGGCGGCGTTCAGTTTGCCCTGTGCAACACGATATTCCTCCGTAGCATCGATAACCTTACTAATTCCAGCGATGACCGCTGTCGTGGCTGCTGCTGCAACAGCAAATCCCTTCGCCGCAGTTTTCGCTGCTTTCCCGACATTATCCTTCCACGACGACACTTTCTTCTTCGCGGAATCCATTCCATCATCCACGCCGGATGAATCGGCTGTGATCTTCACCACAATATCCAGTAAATTCATTCTGCCACCACCAATCCACAGCGCCGCACAATATCAGTTGTAATTTCCTCGCAAGAGCGCGTGTCTTCTTTCTTCGGACGCAATATTTCATCAAGATCCGACTGCATATACCGTCCGCCCACAAGTTTTGCAGTGTTCTCTGTTAAAACTCTGGCACAGCGCGACATATAATCATCAAACAACCACTTTTCCCTCCGCTGCCGAATCAAAACGGGCAGAAGCCGAATGAGTGCAAGCGCTGAAATTTTCGGCGCATCCAGAAGGGAGAGTGTTACTCTTTCCCCTCCGATACGCACGATGAGAAAAAATCAATGAGTTCCTTGTCCTGCGTGATCTCCCTGATTTGCCGCAGTGTCTCCACGATCTTCTGCTCCCGGATGTCATCAACATTTTTTTCGTTCAAAACTGCAAGGATGCCGAACACGTCTTCTCTATGGTTTTTCAGAAGCATCGGCACCCACTGGCTGACGCGATTTGCCGCCATTGCATATTTCTCTGCAACGGTTTTCGCTTCCTTTGTGTTGAGTTTCAGGGATGTGATGACATCCTCGTCGCTCGTGATATTGAGCAGGAAAACGGAAATCTCGCACAGCACATCCGCCGCGCGATCCGTACTCAGTTCAGAAAGTTTCATGTTTCCTCCTTATGCGTCCGCCTCGCCAGCCTTGATGTAGATTTCATACGGGACTTTGGTCTGCTCCGCCATCGCGAAGTGTGCCGTGTACTCAAACGCAAACTGGCCCTTTGCCTTGTCGCTGGTTTTCATCTGGAATCCGCCGGTAGAGAGTGCGTTCATCATGTGGATTGCGATGAAGCCGCCCTTCTGCTCGCCGTTTTTGTCGGAATAGTCACCGACGATCCAAAGATCATCGAAATCAGAATCGGCCAAATCAAGGCGCGGAACGATCTTCGTAGAATCCTGTGCGTCAATGTCCGCCGTAGCAATCAGAGACTTCGCAACGGCGGCGGACATGGGGACAAACGTGCCGCTGGCCTTCGCCTCAATGGATTCCTGACGCTTCAGTTCCTTCATATTCTTGGGGCAGTTGTCAACGTCATCACCATAATCGGAAAACGTCGGCATAGCGGTGAACGTGACACCTCCGGTTGTCGCGCCGAGCTGGTCAGCGGCTTTGAACGTGCCAGAAGCCGGGGTGAAATCTTTTAGAATGATGCCCGCATTGATCTGAAGCTGTTTGAACGTATCGGCGGGGATCTTCGTAAACTTTGCCATATAAAATCAATCCTTTCAGTTGGGTGTGATAAATTCGGCGGTGATATTGAGATACCGCCGTTTGACGTTTGGCTCAGAATCGTCTTTAATCGCCTGACACCACGGAGTGCCGCGTTTCAGCCAAATCGCGCCCTCGTCGCAAGAAACAAAAACGCCTCCCATTCCAATAGCGTCCGCAATCTCCTGTGCCTTTGCATTTGGGGTTGCTTCGCTCTCGGTGTAATACCAGAGGTTTACCGTGATTGATGCTTCTCCGCTGTCCCACGCTCCGAGAATAAGATCATAGGTCAACCACGGAAAAACGGCGTCCCCCGGCACGGAGGACGCCGGATAGGCGGGGAGAAACTGGCCGAACCATGCGTGTAATGCTTTATCTTTCGTCATGCCGGTAACTCTTTCCTTTCCGCCGTAAAATATTTTAGAGTGAAACTTGCGGAACGTGGCGCTTGCTTTTCTTCCGGGTTTGACGTTACTCTGTACGTCGTACCGGTTTCTGTGTCCCGGAAATAGTCGCCGTACTCAATCGGCACAGCCTTGTCAACGAGCGCCGAGTAGACGCTTGTAACGCCCTCTTTCTCCGCACGGCGAGATTCCATCGACGTGTCCAGCGCTTGATAGTTCGAAAACGCCGCGCCCTCCGTCCATGTGGTAACATATCCACCAGCACCGTCCGGCTCCCTGTGTTTCTCCATGAGCACGCAAGGGCGGGCGAAGTCATTCAAAAGGCTCATAATTTCCTCCACTGATTCAATCTGCTGCGGAACGCGCTCTGCCACGTCACTGCACCGCCAGTTTTCTCATCCGTCGCCCGTGAGTAAGAATACCCGCCGAACGATTCCGAGCTATACGGTGACGCTGCTGTGTCGCCGTTCTTGCCCTGCCATGCCTCGATTTCTGCGTCAAGGGACAAGACGGACGGCGGTATTGCAAGTGCCCACACAGCGCCGTCAAACGCCTCGTCCGTTAACCCATAGGCTGGGTATTGATGCACACCGTCGTTGAACGTCGAGCCAAGAATCCTAAAATACTGTCCTTCCCGAAGAAAAGGAAGCGCAATACTGCCATTTTCTACGGTGAAGGTTCCGGCATACCGTTCACGGTCAAACCAATTCCTCAAATGTCCGCATAATTCTGTCAGCATTGCGCCCCTCCTAAATTACTTTACGGTAACGGTTGCGTTGCCGGATTTCAGCGCGTGGAAGTTGCCATCGCACTCAACAACAGTGACCTTGTGGCCGCTCGTGATGGTGAGATCAGACTTGCCATCCCAGTCATTCCAGCTCTGCACGTTCTCTCCGTATACAACGATGGGAGCCGTGGTTTCCGCCGACTTATACTTGTACTTGTTGCCCTTTGCGGCCTTCGCCGGGGAAACAGTCAGCCTCGTGTCGCCGGTAGCGGTGCCAGCTGCGGACGTCACGGTCAGCGCACCAAGTGTACCGTTGTCAATCGAGCCGACAACAACACCATCAAGGCGCTCTGCAAACAGCACCATACCATTGACTACCGTGTCAGAGGCGGTCATGTTGGTATAGTCCGGCTGCTCATGGATACCGATATATCCGGTCGCGTCGGAAGTAAACGCAAATGCTTCGTTGAGGTCGGCACCATTGACCGGGATGTAGTAGAGGACGATGTTGTCCTTCGCGGTGGCGTAAATCTTGCCCTTCGGGACGCTGGAATTGAGAATCACCGTGCCGAGGCCGAGGAAGTTCTCGACGTAGGTCATGCCGAACGCGGTCTGAAGCGTGATGTTCGCGCTCGCCAGATAGTCTGCGACATCCAGCGGATTGAGGAAGTAGACCGCGCCGATCTCGTCGTCCTCAAAGAGCACCTGAAGGTTGCCCCACGCCTGCGCAAGCACGCTCTGGAAGTCCTTACCGGACACAGCGCCGGAGCCGGTCGCGAGGAAATCGAAAAAGCTCTTACGGATGCTGCGCTGCACATCGCGGAGCATTTCGGTAGTAGTCATTTCGACCGCCTGATCGTAACCGCGATCGGTGATTGCCTCGGCGGACGTGGCCTTGCGCCACTTTTTGAGGGTGATCTCAGCATAGTTCACAGGCTCGACTTTGTAATGAGACAGCGGGATGGTCTCGCCCTCACCGACATCGCCGCTCTGCAAAGTACCGCTGGCCTTGTAGGCTTTGAGCACGGTACCAGCCTGCTTCGGAATCTTTCTGGTCACGCCGAGCGCCTCGACGAGCTTCTTGATGGAATAGCCGAACTGATCGACAAACTCCATTTCGCGCTCACGCGCAAGATCATTTTTCTTGATAAGGTTAGTTTCAGCCATATACAGTCTCCTTTACTGTTCGTTTTGCAGGAGCTTGAGACGTGCCTCTCTGCGGGCCTCTCTGTCCGGCAGCGCCGCGATTTCCGCTCTGGTCATCGTCTCGCCTCCAACGTTATTGGGCGGGTTCTTTGTGTCCGCGCCTTTTTGATCAGTTTTTACAATAAAATCGGCCCATTCTTTCTCGATGGACGATTTCAGCGTATCAGCGCCTTTAATTTTTCCGTCTTCCAGTTCGACCGTGTCCAGATCAGTAACGCGCATAACCGCGTCGAGACGTTTGTCGCTGATACCGGCAGCCTTCAAAAGTTCACGATACGCGGATTCCTTCGCGCTTCTCGTTTCCTTTTTCGTCTGCTCTTCCTTGTACTCGTCAAATTCCCTTTTGACTTTGTCGTGCTTGTCCTTCCAGCCGTCATCGCCTTTGGCTTTCAGGTCTTCCAGCTCCTTTTGCACGCCGGGGAGCTTTTCGGCGTCCGCCTTGTACTTCGACAGTTCGCCTTTCAGCCCATCGACTGTATCGGAGTGCGCCTCAATGATGGTGTCCATCTGTTCCTCCGTCAGTCCCATGCCCTTAAGCAATTTTCGGGTAAGTGCCATTGTTCAGTCTCCTTTTCTTCGGTGCCGGTTCCTCGGCACGACTGTTGTATAAAACCGCAGTGCTTCGCGGTGTTTACCGGTTGCTCCTATAATTTTAAGGCAAAAAAAGTCCGCAACGCCCACAATAGTGGGTGTGCGGAAACTTTTTCTGCTATTACGCATTTTCAAGCGCATTTTTAATGATTTCCCTATACTCATCCGCGTGGTCATTCAGTGCAGGCTTCAGAAACGGTTGTGCTTTATTGCCGCGCGTATAATGCCAATTTCCTTTTGCATCCTGATACACCCACGGTGTTTGCCTGCCTCCATCATAATAGATGCCCGTTCCAAGTTCGACGTAGGCGCCATATTCAAGCGGTGTTCCGACGTGAACAGCCTTTTCGGATGGGTACACCTGATGCGTTATGCTGTTGCGGAGCGCGCCAGTGTCAACAGGGCAGAGCATCGCGGCGTATGATTCGCACTGAATCCCGCATGTTTCAAGTGCGCGGAGCAGAGCTTCTGAAATTCCCTGTCGAACTTCTTCGCTGTGATCATCGATTTCGATTTGCAGACTGTCCGCTTCCATTTTTCTTCATCCGCTCCCATTCCTTGTATGTGATATTATCCACGACGACATTTCGACCATTTTCGTCACGGATGCGACGTTTTGCGCGGAACTCTACGCCGTTCACAAGCTGGATCATACGGCAACGGCAATTATAAACCTCTGCAGGCTTTCCACGCGGGTCACCGGGAAAGCGGCAACCATTTGAAAAAACATCATCATAGTCAACCGTCTCTCCGTCGAGATGCGCATGCGAACGACGCGTTCTTCCGTCAAGCGTGGCGACCCACTGCTTCTTTATTTCGATCCCCATTTTGTGTGCGGCCTCGCACGCATCCTGACGCCCCGCATTCTGCGCACCAGTTACAGCTGTTCTTGCTGTTCTGATTGCAGATTCTCTATCCATTGTATAGATTCTGGATTGGAGATCGTCCGCGATCCCGCCGATGCTCTTCCCTTGCAGGATGGAACTTGTCACGCTGGCCGTGATCTGCCTGCGCCCATACGCAAGATCAATGCCGCGCTTTACGGCCCGTTTGGGTGGGTAGTATGGCATAAGTTCTGGATTCTCGATAAGGAGCCGCCGCACCGTGGCTTCATTCCACAAGGTAAAATTCACGTTCGCGCCTGTCTGCTCGATCTGATACGCCGAATAATTCCGGTTCAGCGAATAGATGCCCGGTGTCGCATCGTTGACATACGCAACGGCGATCTCATGTGCTTTCGTAATTCTCTCTGCACATTTATCGCGAAGCGCCGAAAATCGTTTTCCGCGCCCTATTTGTGCCAGCCTCCATTGTGTGTATTCCTGCTGCGTAACCTCTCCAGCCTCAACACGTTTTTTCTCTGCTTCGTCCCGCAGACGGAATTGTTCAAAATATTCCTTGATGGTTTTATCAAGTTCGCGCTGTGCGGCACGGTAAGCAGATGAAATTTTTTTTTCGAGCTTCTGAAGCTCTTTGTCCGTCATTTTATGCCCGTAATCCACAGCGCGCCTCCGTTATTACACTTCCGTAAAGTACAATCCAACCAGCTCATGAGGCAGGAACTGAAGCGTCACCTTGCCGCCCGGCTGCTCGCCCGTCCGTTCGCAGCGGTAGAGCTTGCCGTCCTCCGGGTCTGTGTAGTAAAGTCCGTAGGTGTACTCCATGCCTTTTGCGGCGTGTGCCCGCGTGGGTCTCGTCGATGACGGTAAACAGCGCCGGGACTTTGTCCGGCTCCCAGCCCTCCTGTGTCGTGTGGGCCTGTGTCACGCGATAGAGCCTGTCTGCATAGACCAGCCGGTCGTTGACCTCCACGGACATTCCTGCCGCCCAGCGGTCATACAGCTCCTTTGCCTTCACGGCGTCCGCATCCGTCAGGCTGGCCGAAGCCTTGACGATATAGGGCCGCAGCGCTCTGGCCCTTTCTGTATAGGTCATCATTCCGCCTCCCCAAATATGATTCCTAGTGCCGTCTCAGCGTCTTGCAAACGTTCTTCTGTAGTCATCTCCGGCGTTTCAATCGGCGTTTCCGTCTCCGTGTAGGTATATGGTGCGTCCTCAACATCGATAGCCTCTGTATATTCCACGCCAGTCTCATTCTGTCGAATCATCATTCCTGCATCAGAATAGGTACGGTATAGCTTTACACCATCCTTACGCTGTGCATAAAATTCTCTTTGAATCATTTTTACACCCCCACGATATAGCTTGCATAGGTTGACCAGTTTGTAGCTGCTTTCCATGTATCCACAAGTGCCGCTGGAACACGGATTTGACAGTCTGCGGCGATTTCTTGGAAAGCAGTGGTGCTTGAAAGGGCCGGTACTGACGTGTGATTGCTGAAATCATAAAAAGCAATACCGCCACAATAGTAGAACGCATAAGTTTTAATGCTTGTTACCCCATTTGGAATTGTAATCGACGCAAGGGATTCGCAATTAGCGAACGCGGAACTTTTAATGGTTGTGACTCCATTTGGAATTGTAATCGATGCAAGGGAGACGCAATCATCGAACGCATAATTTCCAATGTCTGTTACTCCATCAGGAATTGTAATCGATTCAAGGGAATAGCAATAGTAGAACGTCTGACGTCCGATACTTGTTACTCCATCAGGAATTGTAATCGACGCAAGAGACCTACAATTGTAAAACGCAGAACCTCCAATGCTTGTTACCCCATTTGGAATTGTAATCGATGCAAGGGAGCTGCACTCGCTGAACGCACTATCTCCGATACTTGTTACACCATCAGGAATTGTAATTGATGCAAGGGGACAGCAATAGTAGAACGCAGAAATTTCAATGCTTGTTACACCGCTTGGAATTGTAATCGATGCAAGGGAACGGCAATTGCGAAACGCCTGATTGCCAATACCTGTTATACCGTTTCCAAGTTCGATTTTCTGTACACTGTTTTGGTAAACGGAATTACGAGTGTCGGAACCAGATGAATACCGAAGAATTGAACTATACGATTCATCTTCAGAGTCGCTATTCAAGCCCATCGTTCCATCAACCGTCAGCTTAATCACATACTCGCCCGGTGCGGCATAAGCATGATTGGGCGTCCATTGTGGGGTCGTTTCGCTCGTGCCCGTCAGCGTGTCCTGCGTCGTTCCATCGCCCCAGTCCACGCTGACAGTGCCATTCGGACAAACGCCAAGCATTGGAGATGTGCGCCCTTCTTCCAGACGGATATAGATACGGGTTTTGCCGTCATCTGTGATGTACATCGCGCCGACGTTCATCTTGCGATTGGTGGTCTTAAGATCAGCAAGCGCCCAGTTCCAGCCCTGACAGATAAGCCCCGCATGCGATGGATAATCTGGTAGCGCTGTCTTTGTTGCTAGTTCTTCCAGCGTCCAAGACGTGACAATCGTGCCATCGTAGTCGTAAAACGTGATGTCGCCGGGTGCTCCGGGTGTAGTGCTGCCAGCCTCCATAGTCCCTACGATTTGCTCTCCGGCAGCATTGTGAGCCGTCTCGCCCTTTTTGAGCGTTGCCGGGGTAACGCTGTCTCCCGTCAGGTCGACCAGCGTATTCCCCGCGAAATCGACTTTACTGACGCCCATATCAAACCTCCGCGGCCTTGCCGATGGTAACGGTCTTACCGCCAGCGGAATTGTCCGCCTCGTTATAATAGATGGCGTTGACGACCACCTGAGACAGATAATCATAGCCCTCATCCGGGATGACAGTTTGCGACGTGGTCAGCGGATCGACCGTCTTGGTCTGGACGGTGATGGCCTCACCGCCGTAGGTGCCCTCGACGCCGAGGATGGTCACGCCCTTTTTGATGTTGGCCGCAATGATCTTCGCTGCCTCGTCGGGGTCGATGACGCACTTGCCGGAGCCGTCGTGATAGCCCAGCGGGACGATATACTCGCCATTGACCGTGCTGATCTTCGCGGCGACTGCGCCGTTGTTTGGCATCTCGCCGGTGATCATCGCGCCGCGCGCGCCTGCCGTCTTGCCGATGAGGATTTCCGACGCCTTGACCGTTGCGCCAGAGGTGTCGAGATCAAACGTGCAGGAGCCTGTGTGGACCTCGCCGTCCGGGCCGTGAAACTTGTAGCCGAGCAGGACTTTTCCGTCCGCGATGGTGTCGGCAGTCAGGTCGATCAGGACAGTGCCGCCGTAGATGATCTTGCTTTTACCCATTTTTATACCTCCGATGCAATATAAACTGTGTCCCCGGTGGGGTTGGATGTTTCGTAATACGGAATCTTGGTGACGGTCACGTCCTTGTTGAGCGTCTTTCCGGCGGTCTCAAGGACAGTCGGCGCGTTGGCCTTTGGGATGACCGTGTATTCGCCCTCATAAGGCTTGCCGCCTGCTACTTGCACTATTTGGGCAGGATCGATGCGCAAATTGATGGGTTTTCCCTTTACTTGCAGTCGGATCATTGGTACCCCTCCGTTTTCAGGAGGTCTTCCACGTCAACCTCAAGTTTTTCCGAATAGTCCGGTGCGCCATTTTCCCTTGTAAATGCGAATTGTACCATGCACGGCGGAGATTTCAGGCCATTCACAATTTTCTTTGGTGTCAGCTGCATTGCATCCTCAAACGGGATGCGGACAACCATCGTTTTTTCGTCCACAATTTCAGGGGTGTACTGAAAAAACTTATTTGCCTGACGGACGTAGAACTCTGGTTTCGAAATCGTTGTGAGATCGACACCATCGACAGTCACGGCCAAATCATTCCTGATCTTGGATTTCATCGTTGCCACCTCCGTCATCAAAGTCTTCTCTGGAAATATCCGCGTTTTCTCTTCGCTGCATGATCTTCTCAACTTCGTCTGGCGTCAACCACGGCAGCTTATTCAGAACGGTTTCATCATCCAAATATGCCGCCGCCATGAGAACCATCTGGGTTTCTTCGAGCTGGTTGACGATCTTCGACCGGACGAAGGACGGCTCATCATCAATTCCGACGATCTCAAAGAGGAGGTGCAGGAAGTCCCGCACGCAATATTCAAACTGGTCAACCTTGTTGTCCATCGGCTGATATGCCGCGCGAATCTCCGTCGCTGTTTTTTGTCCGCCCTGAAGCGATTTCACATCGAGCATTTGCGCATCGCGGTATAGATCGTCACTTAGGCGATTCAAAAGTGATTCTCGCGCGTCGACCGGAACTGTCAGCGTGTGGGCGTCAACCTTTGCCCCCTCGTCATCGACCATCGCAACGCCGAGCTTGCGCATGGAATCCTTAAACTTCGCCATATCGATTTCATCCATGCCGCCAGCATTGGAGATCGTCCAATAAATAATAGACGCTTCATCCACGGTGTTTGCAAATCCGGAAGAAATGAGATCATAACAGTCAATTTTCTCCCGCATTCCGACAAACTCAGATTGTTTCGCGCGATTCGCATACATCGGGATGACCGGGAATCCGGGATAGTTCCGGTATTCCATAATCTCCGTCCCATCGACCACCGAGGACGCCACAACCGCCACATAGCCACGCTTCGGCTTGAGCACTTCCATCTGCTTCCCCTTCCGTCGGATGTACTGCGTGAATCCATCGACTTCAAAAAGCGTCGCACGGAGCGGTTTATCACTGGACACCTGCCACCATCGGATTCCCGCGCGTAAAGCGCCGGTTTCCTCGTCGAGCAGCGGCACAAACTCGAGCGCTGTAAACGTTTCAAGGTGGTCGAGATTCCAAAATCCATAGGCAACGCCACCGACGATGGAATCATGTCCGATGTCCTGAAGTCGATTGTCAAACGTTGGCCCGAGCCGTTCCTTGTGGCTTGCATCTTTCAGCGTTACTCCATTCCCGAGCAAATATTGCGTCTCCTGCGTGGCAAACGCCGAAAAGAAATTGCTGCGGAGCTTATAGTTTGCGGAATAATTGTCCGGTATCGCCTGCCCGGACAGCGTATAAAGGAGCTTCTGATAGTTCATGATTGTCACGTTTCTGTGCTCATCATATTCCCGAGCTGTCAGTGCCGTCTTATACAAGTCCGTTGCTTTGTACGAATCAATCGCGGATATCACAAAATCCATCCGCGCCTGTTCGCCCTTTTCGGCGATCTCTAAAAAATCCTGATATGTTTTCATTTCTCACCTCATAACGCCAAATCTGGAATCCATTCATGCGGCTTAAACGCCCGCCGCAGAACCGTCATGGCAAAATAGCGTGTTTCGTCCATCGCGTGGTCGTTCTCTTTGACGGGTTTGTCGTTGTCCTGCTTCTCGTCCCAGCGGTATAGACCGAACTCTCGGATTGTAGCGGCGCACCGACGATGGATTTTGATTTTCCCGTTAAGCAGATAATCAGCCACACAGCGGATTCCGTTTGCAACATCGTTGTTCGCTTGCCGCACCTTGAACCCGCTGCGCCGCCGTAGCGCCTCGATAAACGACGCCGCAGACGGGTCAACAATAACCGCAGAAATGGCGCGTGCGCCCGCCAGCGCCGCCACCATATCACAATATTCCTCGTCCGTTTTCTGCTTCTTCAGCTCGCGCCCGTTGTAATAGACCTCATTCACACGGACGGCACGACCATTCCCAACACGCCACAGGCCAGCAGAAAAGGGATTCATGGTGCCATAGTCGATGGAGATGTACCACTCGCCGCTGTCCGGTTCCTCGTCCGTGATACACTGCTCTCCGAACATGGGATAGATCAACCCCTCCGCAATGCACCGCTCACCGAGGATGTCCCGGCGATACCAAATACTGCCCGTGTCATACTGCGCTTCAATTTCCGCCAACCGCTGCGGCGTGATCGTCGCATTGTCCCGGATGGTGAAATGCTGGTAGTTGTACCGCACGCCCATGCTCTCCGGGAATTTGTCGATGTAGTGCTCATATATCCAGTGACCGGGTGCCGATGGGTTCAAATCCCAGAACACCCGCCGAACCCGCGCCGCGAGCTGCCGGTTGAACGCTTCCTTGATTGTATCCTCATGGTGAAGGTTGATCTCGGTTGCAATCCACATCCCATAGGAGTTGCCGCGAATCTTCTTGAAGCTGTCCGCTTTCGCACCGCCCGCGAATATCACGACGTAATCCCGCTTATGTGAGCGGATAACCAGTGCTTCATTGCCCTTATACTTCGTCCACCGGCAGCGGCCACGGAAAAGATACTCCAATCCGTAGCCGTTCGCGTCCCCGATGTTCAGTTTCGCGTTTGCCGCTGTGGAGCCTGTTGCAAGGTGGATGCGGTCAGGCGTCCCTTTCTCGATCAAATAGGCAAATGCCGCAATGTTGTCGATGGTCTTACCGGCACGGACCGCGCCCTCCGCTACGGAAATCGTCGCCCGCGTCGCCGCCGCGATATATGCCTTATGCTTCTCGCCGAACGTCGGATGAATGGTCTGCGTAATCATTCCATACCAGCTTCCGCCAGATACGCGGAAGTGTCCTCCATGTCAACCGATTCCTCCGGGTTGTCCTTCTGGCCGAGATACTGCTTCCCGAGCCAGATTGCCATGTTTGCATTTTTCTCCGCCAGTCTCCACTGGCTTCTTCTGAGCGATATTTTCCCGGCTCCGCGCTTTTGTTTAAAAACTTCCGAAAAACTCCTCTTATAGGTTCGTTTGCACCATGCTTCCAATGTGTCCGAGCACACATCAAACCAGCCGCAGATTTCCTCAAGCGTGCATTGCAGGCCGCATAGATTCTCGAACTGCTTTTGATCTATTTCCTTTTTCGGCCTTGCCATATACGCCCTCCTTTCTTCGCTGGCGTTTGATGAATTTCTCCATATCCCGCTTTAAGTACGGGCTGTTTGTCTTATCAATGATCGCCTGCGCTTCTTCAATCGTCATTTCCCAAGCCTCGCACGATTATCCATTCCCGCTCCGACAACTCCCAAATATCCGTGTTGACCTTTTCCGCAGCAGCCTTTTCCGCAGCAGCCTTTTCCGCAGCAGCCTTTTCAGATAGCAAAAAGCCTGAGCCGAACAATCCTTTCCCCGACGCTTTCTGTGCGTCAAGCGCGCGGATAAAATGTGCATCTCTTCCGCTAATTTCAAGGCTTACGCCGTGAGCTGCCATATAACACAGCATTGTTGCTGTCAAAACCTCGTCTGGATATGAGTATTTCGGAAGTTCTCTGTGCAACTTTTTGAGATTCTTTTTGTTCTCGCCATCCAGTATTTCTCTTAAATCAGCGGCAGCAACAATCTTATTGCCCCCCATGTTGGTAACAAACGACGTATTGACAGACGCGCCATTTTCATACACAACTCCGCACCCGCACGCCACATAGTTTGCCGAGCCGCGCATAATTCCGAGAAGCGTAAGCGTTGGAGCAAACAGAAAGAAGTTGATTCTCTTGCTTGTGTACCACTCGCAGATTTCTGAAATAATGGAAAAAGGCGGATTGTCTATCACAACACACCCGGAAGGGTATTTCTCGCTTTTATAATCTCCGCCCGGATAAAACGGGCGCACAATCGCAGCACTGCCAATTTCGTACTTCTCAGCCGCCCAATCTCTTACTGCGTCGTAGATGTTATCCGGCGTGTAGCAATCGTCCGTTGTTTTCTTCGCTTCAAACTTTTTCAGAAACTCTTGATATTCTTCATCATCGTCCGAAAGTTCCCCGCGCTCCATGCGTTCTCTAAATTCCTGTTCGCGGTCTTCGTTAGTAAGTTCCGTTTCGTCGGTATCTTGGAAATCCCAGTCAAAGTCGAACGCCGACAGGTCAAGACCGGGCAGCTCATCAGCCAGAAGGTCAAAGTCCCAGTTGCTTTCGTTGCTCTTATTGTCCACCAGCCGGAGGGCATTCACTTGTTCCGGCGTCAAATCGTCCATGCTGACACACGGCACCTCATCCATACCGAGCTTCTTTGCAGCCAGCGCGCGGCAGTGACCGATGATAATCACATCGTCGCGGTCTACCACGATCGGCTGCACAAATCCATACTGCCGGATGCTCTCTGCCACATTAGCGATTTGCTTTTTGTCGTGCTTTTTCGCGTTCCCCGGATATGGGGTGAGTTCAGATAATTTCCTGTTTTGTACGTTCATTGTTTCTCCTTCCTCTTCCTTCTCCTTGGAGCTACCCGCCAAACTCCAAATATCCCGCATAAAGCACACCAAATACAAAAAGGAGGTTCCGCAGATTCCGCTGCGTAGCCGGTGAAGGAAGAAACCGTAGGGGGTCGTCAAGCCCCTACGGTTACATTATCGCATATATTCTTCTCAAAATGCCCACAATAGTGGGTTAAAGGAAATTTTGCCGCCCCAAAAGGTAGTCCGTTGACACTTCAAAAAAATCCGCGATCTGCGCGAGGGATGAGGCTGTCGGTTCGCGGTCTCCGCGTTCGTACTGGCTTATGACATTTTTGGACATCCCGCAGCACTCGCTTAGTACCTTTCGTGAGATTCGGCGCCTCTCCCGCAGCCTTTTAAGCCTCACAGGGAATACCGTGTTAATTTGTTGCTGCTCCATCGACTTCCTCCACATCATCATCAAGCGAATCAAGCATTCGTTGTGCTCTTATGTGCAGGCCCTTTGCCTTGATGTAAACCGCGATCCCCAGCGCCGCCCACTCAATCAACACCAAGATATTTAGAATATCGATAATCAAGTTATCTCTCCTCCGCTCTCCAGACATTCCTCGCACGGCATCGGCCCATTCTCATCCGAATCCAGAAACCGTTCATAGAGATCGCACCACCACGCGATGCAGGATTCACAGCTATTACAGTTCTTCATCACTGTCACCTTCCAAGATTCCTTTGATTACATCCGCGTTGGCCTTGATAATGTCCATTACAACGTCACTCAAGATATTCGCCGCAAACACAGCTTTGTCTTGCCCTGTTGCGTTGTAATACCCCGTCTTCGTTGTCCCATCTTCTGCGGTAGCAACAATGCAAATTGAAGAGGGCTTGAATTCCAACACAGTTTTCAGAGATTCTTCCAGCCACGCGGAATATTCCTGCTTTGTAATGTCTTCCATTATCGCCCCGTGCTCCCGAACCCGCCGGTTCCTCGCTCGGTGTCTTCCAACGAATCCACCACTTCCAGCTCCGGCAGCAGGCAGGGCAGGATCACAAGCTGAGAGATTTTATCGCCCTTCCGCACTCTGTATGTCTTGTCCGAATGGTTGTAGAGCTTGACCATGATGCTCCCTGTGTAACCAACGTCGATCACACCCTCGCTGGTAATCCCATACTTGACGTTCAATCCGCTCTTGCTCTTGAGAAAACCGACCGTGTTTTTTGGAAGCTGGATATGTACCCCTGTATCAAACAATTCGCTGTTTCTTGGGTAGATATAAACATCATCATACGCCGAATAGAGGTCAAGACCAGCGTCGAACTCATGCGCCCGTGTCGGCATGATCGCCCACGGTTCCAAAACAATTTTCATAGCAGTTTTTCAATTCCTTTCTGACCGCATAGAGCTTGATTTCCAGCTCCGTGATTTTCTCCTTGATCTCCTTGTATTCCTTCTCGTCGACCTCCGCAACAGAGATCACCTTGTGGCATTTCCGACATTCGTACCGTCTCCGTTGCAGTATGCCGTTCTTTTTGTAAGGCCGGACTTCCAGCGAGTAAAACTTTCCGCCACAGCTGCATATCATCTGTCCCACCAGTCCTTTATCAGCTCATTTCGCTCAAAGAACGGCTGGAAGTACCCGCCGCAGACCTTTTGCAGCACATAGTCGATTCTCGCAATCGCTTCGTCGGATTCCGGCCTGCACTGCCATGCGACGCCGTACTCGGATTCCAGCTGCGTCAAGGTCTCCATCAGCTTCTTCGCCTTTTCCGGCGTGCGGATAAAGCCGCACTCATAGGCCGCCACCAGAAGAAGGTCACACGCCTTCTGCGTCCCGGCGTCCACACCGGCATCAAAGTACTGTTGGTTACTGCTTCTGATCCGCTTTGCCAGCTTTTCCATTCCGCGCCTCCTTCTCGCTTGCTATTTTTACCGCTCCAAAAAGCATGATGTACGCATTGATCTGCTCGTCCGTCTCCGGTCGGAGCTGCGGAGCCATCAGCTTCCATGCCTCCATGTACGTCATGCCTTGCTCCTCGCTTTCCGGAATAGTTCGTTGTACTTGTCATACCGTTCCTGAATGTTCGTGCTTGCGATCTCAGGATGGAATTTCAGCCACCATTCATACATCCCGCACGGGTGAAGCTCCGGGCATCCGCATCGATAGACACAGTTCGGGACGAGCACATCGGAAATCTCCGGCTGGATCTCATGCAGCTTGGTCTTGAAGTCCTCGGCGTAGGCCCGCGTTTCCGGAGCAGCCTGACTGCACAACCGCTTACGCATCGTGTCGATGAGCGCCTGCACGTTCGCCTCACCGACGAAATTGACTGGCGCATCCTGTGTCAGCTTATCACGCGGAATTCCCGTGCGGTCGCTTCTCTGGGTTGAAATGCAGCACTCCCATTTGTGCCTAGACCAGTGCGTGGAAATCCAGCTCTTGATCCCGTTCCACATCCACTTGATCGAGATCGTGCGGATCGGCCCATGCTCTGCAATCAGGATTCTGCGCTTGAAATCCTCGCTTGGCTCATGCCCGAGCGGCGGTTTCCCAACCGTCGCCCGACAATCGTCTACAACCTCTTCCCATGATCCCTTGATCTTCTTGATTTCAGTGTTCATTGTTCCTCCTCACAGCACGGCTTTAACTTATCCATCCCGCACCTCCACATTTGCTTTTTCCAGCAGATCATCCAGACAGGACTCGTCGCTGCACCCGATAAACGTCCCGTCCTCGTCGTAGTACTGATAGGCCGTATATGGGCGGGCCTCGATCCCGGCATATTTTCGGAGCAAAGAGTGTCCGTATTCGATGCCAAACTCGCAGGCTTCTTCAAGCTCCTCCATCTGTTCCGCAGTTATATATTTAGCCATCTTTCTTGCCCTCCATTTGCTCTATCAGATCGCACAGCGCATCCGTTACATCATTGCCATAGAGGAGTTCTTCGTAACCGCAGCCGTCACCGCTGCTCAATTTCTCCACGTCTAACCCGTACCGTTCGAGCCAGAGGCCAACTTCGCGGTCAAGAGCACTTGCCTTACTGGCATATAGTGCAATTTTGTGCATCTTTTCTCTGATTTGTCTCGGAATCTTCATCCTGCTCTTTCTCCTCCACTTCCTCAAAGTAGAACTTGATCGGTTTTACATTCTCAACGACATTCCCGTAAACCACGCCCACCTTGTAGATGTAGTTCTCGCGGAGCTTGCGCGGAATCTCCGCAATATACCGCCGGAATGTTTCCAGAGAATTTGCCCGCTTGTAGTGGTTGCACATCCGGCATGCTGGCATGAGGTTCGAGAGATCATCGCTTCCTGCATCCTCATCGTCCCACGCTCGCAGCGGCCGGAAGTGGTCAACCTGCATGTCTCGGATGTCGATAGACCGTCCGCAGTAGGCACAGTGGCCGTCATACTTCGCATAGACCGATTCCCTTGTTTTCTTGCCGAAGCTCATACCCCGTCCCCTCCTTCAAAATACCGTGTCCGTTCTTCCTGCGTAGGCCAGTCTGGGGCGAGGCCACGCTTGCGGCGGTTCCGTTTCCATCCGCTGTAAATCTTCGCATCGCGCTCGTCGATGCTGTACCCAACGCCGCGTTCTGCCCGGTTGTGAACCAGAAGTGGTCGCGGGTAATTCGGATTTCGTGCCCTCAGAACCTCGTACTCGCCGACAGGTTCTTCGATTTTCCAGCCGCTTTGCTTCAAGTATGCTCTGAGGTCGGACAGCATCCCGTGTCTTACCGTCAATCTGTTCTTCATCTGCTACTCCATTTCCGCCAGCGCCTTTTCAGCTTCTTCGCGCGTCAAAAAGACGGTTTTGCCAAAGTCACGCATAGGCACATCGCATTCTGTTGTGCGGATCATTTGTGTTCCACCATCGTTGTCTCCCCCGCGCACGCCTGAAGGATGCCCGATGAAAAACGTCCGTACTTTTGCGGAATACAGTCTCCGAATACTTCCGGTTATCCACAAAATATCGCCCACCTTACACGGCAGCACGACGCACCGCCCGTCCTTGTCGGCCACGGCCAGCTCCCGCAGGCGGCTAGGTTCCACTCCCAGCGCCTGCGCTGCCAGATTTATCATCGTGTCCTCCGTAAATGGAGCCTTGATTTCCTCCGGCGTCAGGCCGATGTCCTCGTAGGCCGCAAGTCGCTCACACACCGCTGTTTCAAACGGGCAATCCTTGATTTTGCACCCGCTGCCGTAGCACGGTTCTTTGAAGCAGCGCGGGTAATAGGCATGACGGGTTTGTTCGTCATTCCATTCAGTCAGTCGTTCCATCGGTGGCCTCCTTGTCCTCAAACTGTTTCAAGTGTTCGCGCAGTTCTGCACACACCCACGCTGCCTGATAGAGCAGAGCCAAAACGTGCTCGAACGATTCAACATCTTCCCAGAGCCATTCGGCCATCATCATCGAGAAGGAATCATCCGAGATATCCAAGTCCACATACGGGCAGTTCCATCTGGTCAGATCCCGCGACAGGTCGAACAGGCTGATGTCTGCGCCGTCCTTCCCGTATCCGCGCACCCAAACTTCTTTGTCCTTGACGTAAAACAGGTTGAGCGCCATTTCAAAATTGTCCTTTGGGGTATCCGTTGTCAGTCGTTTCATCATCATTCCTCCATTTCCGCCAGCGCCTTTTCAGCTTCTTCTCGCGTCAGGAATACGGTTTTGCCAAATCCATTTAGCGATACGCCATACTCCCGCCCTCTTGCGCCTATTGGCTCAAGTCCAACAAATCCGATCTCATTACCGAGGCCGATCTGCTTGACCTCGCACTCGCTTATATGCTTATCCGTGTCCAGCAGGGCAAACACCCGCTGGCCCACCTTGCACGGCAGGACGATCACGTGTCCCTCTTGATCTGCCACAGCCAGCTCCCGCAGGCGGGCAATCGGCAGGCCCTCGAACTCCGTAATCTGTGCGACTGTCTTGCCCATGATTGCCGCTTCCAATGCCTCGATCTGCTCCGGTGTCCGTTTGGTGTCCTCATACTGTTTGAGCCGCTCCCAGACCTGCTTTTGGCTGCAACCATCCTTGTATGGGCACGTTGGATACCCGCACCGCGCAATCTCGCAGAAGTTTCCCTCAAAGGTCAGACGTTTCATCGTCATTCCTCCATCCCCTGCAAAGCATTTTCCGCTTCCTCTTTGGAAAGAAACACGGTCTTTCCAATCGCTTCCACCGAAAATCTCCGTCGCCCCGTGATAAACATCACGCCCTCCCGGTCAATCCGTATGGCGTCCACCGTGACCGGGAGCGGCTTTTTGGGGCGCGTGTAGAACATCTGAGACAGCCAGACCGTATCGCCCGGCCGGATGCGCATCATCGGACTGTCCGCGTCCTCATAGCGTGCAAGGCGGTCGGCCATCATGGCGATGTCCTCCCATGTCGCATTGTACAGAACGTGCCCATTGATCTTCACGCAGTCGCCATTCCAGCTTGTCAAGCGCTCCATTGTCAGTCCTCCTTTGGTGTCATCGGAATCACCCACGACGGAATGAGCGCCCGATACTGCTCCACCTTCGCTTTCAGCTCGGCAATCTCCTTCTGGTCGCGCTCGATCTGGTCGGCGGCCTCCCGCATCAAGAGCTTGTACCACTCGTTTGTGGTCTGTACCGCACAGCAGCACTTTGTTGTACTCTCGCTGCTTTTCCGCAGTTCCTTGATCCCTTCTTCAGGATTTGCCCTCATGGCCTCCCTGATCAGTTCTTCCGGATTCAAATTCATCATAGCAAATCCTCCCGAAATTCTTCTAATACTTCCTGCCCCGGAAGCACATCGTTCTCCATCCACATGTGGAACACATCCACTCCCGTCTGCCAGTTCCCGCCTTTTCCAGCGATCCGGCGGTTCTCCAGCATCCGATCGAACGCCCGGATATACGCCTGTTTATGCTTCGGCCATCTGGTGAAATCCTCCAGGCGTTTTCGTTTTGACGCCAGTGGACAGCCGATACACCCCACGCGGGATAGCCCGCAGCCATAAAGCGGATTCATGCAGATCTTTTCTTCCTCCACGTAATCCCATACGTCTTTGTCCTCCCATCCGATGATTGGATTCACGATGCGCTTTCCTTTCATCTGGCAGTTTTCAAACTGCATCCGTCCCTCATCGTTGTCCTCCATCAGCATGAGTTTCTGCTTCGCGTTGTGTGCCTGCACTTCGATCAGCCCCCGCCCGTTCCTGCGCTTCGGGCTTTCCGCCCAGCGGACACCGGTTGCAATAAAGCGCCCCTTTCCACTGACTTCTTTCAATTTCTCGCAGCAGTACCGCATGAGCCTCGTCGGAGGCATCATTTTTTTCGGTATTAAATTCCACATGGTAACGCGCCTCCCGTCCGGCTGGACGTGCGCGTCGATAACGCACTTTACGCCCTTTTCCTCCATTCGTCGGAAGGTGTCCCGCACATGGCGAACGGTTTCCGGCGCATCTGCCGTGGTTAGGGAGTGGAGAACTTCAAATGGAATACCGCTGTTTTCCGCCAGCCGGAGCAGCACGTCGCTGTCCTTTCCACCCGAGTATGTAATCACAAGCGGCTGCTTGTAGAGCTTCAAGCTCTGCGCCGATGCAAATCGCAGCGCCTCAAACGCACTCTGTTCTAAATCCATTTTGTTCCTCGCAAATATCCACGATGTGCTCACAAAGCGCTGGAGGGATCACGGACCGCTCTTTGCTGCCCTTCAGCCCCTGCGTACCGGTCTTTGCGCCTCTTGGGGCCGCAACGTGGCACGGGTCTCCATTGTGGCACATCGGCTTGAATTTTGGATCTGGATGGTTCGTCCAGATGTCGGTCGGCTTCATCCGAGTGTCGCCATACTGGCAGTATGTAACGGTGTAGCGCGGCAGATCTCGCATCCAAATCATCTTCCTCATGCCGCCGCGCGGGTTCTCGATGAACCAGTACCTCGGATGCAGCTCACGGATAAGCTCTAAAACGTGCTGATCTACCTTGTCGCAGAATTTCGCGTACTCGCTCACCGCGTCCAGATTCCCGGTCTCAGCATTTTTCCGCCGATGGTGAGATATAGCGGCTATTGAGAATGTTGTGCAGTCCGGGCTGGCCCATATCACATCTGGATGGCCGAATTTCTCCAAGATGTCCTTTGCAGTCACAGTCAGGACATCAGCATATAGGTCGATATTCTCGAAATCCTTATCCCACTCTACCGAATAAATTTCGTGCCCACGCGCCCCAAATGCTTTTCCGATGCTGCGCGTCCCAGCAAATAATTCCAGTACTTTCATTTCAGCAACCCCATTCTTTTCAATCTCGCTACACTCCGTGACCGCTTCTTCGCGTCCGCAGTGTAAGCGTTCGTTTTTCTTGGGAAGACGCGGGCAATCATCGTGTCCCTCCAATCGCAAGCTGTTTGTTCCGGTAGCACTGGAAAAGCGTCTGCCCGGAATCGTTTACCATGTACGGCAGGAAGACTTCGTCCATTTGTACCATCTCAGATTCCAGAATCGCCATTTGTGCTGCCACCCAATCTTTGAGGATTCTCCAAGCAACACGTTCGGCCTGATCGCGGCCGCATTTGACTTTCTGCTTCACCAGCACGGCCAACACAGCGTCGACGTTTGCCGGGAGCCGGATTCCGCGCTGGCCGTCCGGGGTATCGATCAGGAAGGACAGCGACGTTATATGTCCGGAATCGTCATAGTCCTGCATGATTTTCCTCGCGCCATGCTTGACGAGCTTGGCCTGAATCTCGCCGAGCGTCGTAAAGACGTCAACCTTCGTCGTGTAATTCAAGATAGGCGCCGTCAAACGTCTCCTTTCACATAGCACCAGTTCGGACGGATGCTGATTAAAACTGCTTTACTCATCCGAGATCACCACCCTCATGTAATTTTCATCGTGGAAAAAGCTGTGCTTTTCCCGGTAATGCCGCCGGTCATCGTTCCGGAGCAGCCAGCCTTTGAGCGCATCCACAACCATTTTCTCGATCGCTGCATGGTTGTCTATGTCCATGCGGGTGTTGTGCCAGAAGGAAATGGACACTGGCTTTTCAAACAGCCGAACCGGAACGCCCTGTTGTCTCAGGCACAGCCGCACAAGCGTCTCAAGGTCTCTGGCGTCCGCTGCCCGGACGTGGTGGTTCTTTCCCGACCAGTAGGCGTTCAGGCCGTAGCGCTTCGTCCACGCGCTCTTGCGGGCAGGATATGGCACAGTGAACTCAATCGTCATGTTCCGGCTCCTTCGACACCCAAAGGTGGCAGTTATAACGGGACAGTTCTCCCGGCTTCGGCTTCACTCGGCACTTCTTGCCGCAGTTGTCACAGTTTTTTTCAGAAATCACGGCAAGGGATTCAATCGCATCCTCGCACAGCAGCTGCTGTTCGTCCGCCGCTTGACGTGCCGCGTCGCGCTCCTTCTTGACCTCATCCAGCACATGGTTTAGCCGGAGGATTTCGCGGGCCTGTTCGTCGGCATGGATTTGAATCTCATAGAGCTTCGAGGGGTTTTCACAGTGCTTGCAGGCGATTGCCCTCGCCAGTTTTTCGAGAAGCATTTTCCGTTCCTTTCCCGCTGCATCTGCGCAGCGTTCCGCGCGGCTAAATAGCCGCAGTTCGTCATTTTCATTCCTTGATCCTGATCGGAAGCACCATTTTGATGTCATCCGTGTTCGTTCGGATAATTACGGGCGTTGTCGGCGTCCAGAACTCCAATACGATTGGATTCCTGAACGTCTGACCGGCGCTGACCTTTGCGGCCTGAAGCGCATTTAACAGGTAATTCCCGTTGAACCCGATCCTGAACGTCGGTTCGTCCTTCGGGATTACTTTCTGCCACTCAAATCTCTGTGAGACATCCGGCTGTTCGAAACCGAAAAGCGCCCCAGCGCAGCGGATCTGCACTTCATTTTCGACCTTCTCAATCGTCGCGTACTGCTTCTTCGGCAAGCGGAACCCACCGCGAATGTATACCGTGAAGTTCTCATCACAGGAACCGATCACGGAGTGTTCCACACTCAGACGGTAGCCATCACAAGCATTTGCCGTCACCTTCAGCGTCGTGGCATCAAAGTCAAGCCGAACATAGCCATACTGCGTGCGTTCTCCGCTTCTGCAAAACTGCTTCGTCGCATCCATGATGCGGTTGAAATCATTTCCGAGAATTGTAGCTTTCATGTTTCTTCGTCCTCCTCCATCATCCGCGCAATGGCCTGACGCTCCAAGTCGGTGAGCTTATCGCCGTGCCTTTGAACGCCATAGCCCGGTTTTGCGTGATATTTACTCTCCGGCACTGCAAGCTCATCCTCCCAGCGCCCCTGATTCAGCCAGGTAGCCGGATTCGGGATAAAGCGCCCATTCTCCGTCGTCCATTGCTCGCTGCACTTCTGCCGCTCTATGGCGGACAGGAGTGATTCAACAGGTTCCCTGACCTTGCTGAATGCTTTCCTAGCAGCTTCTTTCCCGACTTTTTTGGGATACGCTTTCCAGAATACGTCAAACCTATCGTCCTTACGTTCCTTCTCAGAAATAGAAACACTTTCTTTTCTATTTCCATTTCCATTTCCTAAAGGTAATACCGTGGTATTACCGTCAGTGTTACCATCCGGTATACCAGAAGGGACATTTTCTTTATTCCACCGTTTGGCAATGTTCTCTCGCTGACGCTGACAATGCGCGTCCCGTTTTTCGATCTCCTGCTCCATACGGTGATTGTAGTATTTCCCTTCCTCGTCCTGCCGGAACTTGCTCATGACCTCGTCGGACGGCTTCTTGACCGCCCTTGTGATCTCCTGCATCGTCATGTGCCCCCGTTCCCTTTGGAGACACAGGAGCGTGATATACTGCCCACGCTCCCGCATATCCATCAGGGCACAGCCGGAGAGGAAATCCGACGTGTAGAACAGGACAGCAGGGTCTTTGTTCTTTGCCATACCTCATCACCACGGCAAGGTGGTATCGATGTCCTCGATCTCACTGAAACCGCCTTGCGGGTCGTATTGCGGTTCACCCTGCGTCGTCTTGTCTCTCTTGGCCTCGCCAAAGTAGACGTGATCGGCAAGGATCTCCGCCGAGCGGCGCTTGTTGCCCTCCTTGTCCTCCCAGTTGCGGATCTGCAACCGTCCGGACACAACGGCCATCTGGCCTTTTGAGAAGTATTTATCGACGAACTCCGCTGTGTATCTCCAAGCGACAATATCGATGAAGTCAGTCTCTCTCGTCTCGCCCTGCGCCGCGAAGTCGCGCTCACAGGCCAGCGTGAAGGAGGCAACCGCAACACCGCTGCTTGTCCGTCTGAGTTCCGGGTCACGCGTGAGCCGTCCCATAATCGTAATTGTGTTTAACATTTCAAGTTCCTTTCCTGTAAATCAATTTTGTTTCATCCCATTCTGGATATTTGCTTCTCAGATAATTCGCCAGCGCTTCTTTGAGCGCCGCACGGTCGGCTGACTGGTCAAGTCTGCGGTGGCATGGGTCGCACAGCGTAATGACGTTCTCAACGATTCCAAGGCCGCCCTGTGCCCGAGAAATGTAATGGCACCACGGATTGCCTTGTTTTCCGCAGAGGATGCAGCGCCCGCCGTCGCGCTCCCACACGGCCTGTTTGACCGCCGCCTTGATGCTAGTGGCCCTCGTCTGCCTGTGCAGCTCTCTCACCCCATTCCAGATTCATCCGCGCCAGCTCGTCCGGCGTCAGTGTTTCAATGCCCAAGTCCTTCGCATCCTCGACGGCCCGGTCGATGATCCGTCCCATCTGCTTTGCGTTGTATCGGGACGAACCGTAATAGGCGCGGATCACAAGGTTGTCTCCGTCCTGCTGGTAATCCACTTCCTCGGTCGCCCAGCCAGTCCCGAGCATTGACCATGCCGTCCGGAATGTCGCGGCCTCGTCGCGGGAGAGATGGAAGTCCTTGAACACGCCGACCTCCTTGATGTACTCGACGTAGAGGTCTTCCTTTGTGCGCCCGAGCTTTTCCGCGATCTGGTCGCAGAGCTGCCAGAAATAGTTGTTGGAATCCAAACTTCGCTTCTTCCGGAACTCCTTGATCTCCGCGACATACTTCTTGCCCGGAATCATGTGTTCCAAAAACATCTGCGCTTTATGCGGCACGTCAGCCTTGATTCTCAGCCACGTCCCGGCGGCGTCCATCGTCCAGTCCGCCGCGGAAAACGTCAGTTCCGTCATGCCTGTACCGCCTTCATGTAGCAGTCCCAGCACATGCACTGCCCCTTCTTCTTTGTGGTCTGCTCCGTAATCGCTCTGGCGGAGTAGTTCTTGCCGTCAAAGGAAATTGGAACAACATCGTTTCCGCATACGGAGCATTTGAAGGGTTTCGCTGTCTGCTTCGGCTCCTGCGGAGCTGCGCCGTGTCCGAAGGTGTAGACCGGCTTGCCCTTGAGCGCCAGCGTCAAGGTCTTGATCCGCTCGGCGTCGTCATAGCTGATCTCAGTGACGTCGAACTGGTCGTAGCACTGCCAGCGACCGGTTTTGTCGTTCTTCTTCAGCCGTTCGCATTTCGCAGCGTCGATCCAGATAAACGGCGCGGAATAAAGCTCCCGGCCAATGCCATGTTTGAATCCAGCGCGCTTGAACGCATCCGACGCGCGGCCCTTCTCAGCCTCCGTGTTGCTCTCCGTCCCGGCGTCCCATTTCCAGATCAGCTTTCCGTTGCCGACGTAGTCAATGCCGATCCCGCCGTACAGAACGCCATCCACCAACTTAAAGTCGTTCTCCCAGTTCTGCGCGCCGACCGTCTCATCCAGAATGTCAGCGTCCGTCCGGGCGGTTTTATAAAGCAGGATGGACGCGCCTTTCTCATTGCACTGGGCAACGCGGCACTCGATCTCATCCGGCCTCAGTGTCCGAAACTGTTTCATTCAAATCCTCCAATTCGTGAATTTCTCTTGTTATTGTTCTGAACTGCCATATCAACGAATCGGCAGTTGCTCGGCTCATAATTTCCGTTTACGTCGATTCTGTCTATCGTGCATTTGCCGCGTTCGACATTCGGATCATATCCATGTGAATATGCCCATCGCATAAAATTGTCGTATTCCAGCCATTCATCGCAGACGGTTATGCCTCTTCCTCCGTAATACTTATAGGATTTGGAAGATGGGAGCAAGCACCGCTGCTTCATCGCCCTCCAAACAGGATATAACCTGTTAACCGACCGCTTTCCTTTGTGACCATGCGTCCGCATCGCATCACCCGCACGGGAAATTTGGAGACATCCACACGACTGCGTATGACCATTCCGTAGATTACTGACAGAAACAAATGTTGTGTTACCACAGTCGCATTTGCACTTCCATATCGCTCTACTGCCCAACCGATGGTCGATTTCGACAGCCACAAGGCAGCCAAACCGTTGACCAGATAGGTCAATGTACTGTCCCTTACGCATTTTCAACCGCCTTTCTCGATAGTTCCTTTTCATCTGCCCAATCCGAATAATCGTCAACAGGAATAAGTGGGCAGATATGTCCCTGCGTCCGCGTATCGCTTAAATACTCACCGGTCAAGCGGCACTGTTTTCTCTGATATACTTCCATGCACGGACACGCCTCACAGCGAATTGAGCCGTCCCAAAACGCGATTTTGGCAATCGCAAGCTCATACTTTGTACATCCGTTTACCGTCGGCATAACATTACCTCATTCGATAACCCTTTTTTCATAGCCAAGCTGCTCCAAAATGTACCGCGTCCCCAGCTGCTGCACCAGCAGCGTCATTGCCGCGTTTCCCGAATCGTAATTGTCATCGCCGGGGTCGCACATCATGCCCTCGTCGCCGCAGTACACGGTGTCGCCCTTATAGACCTCGTCGCCGAAGATGTCATAGCAGCACGGCGCAACGTTTTGCGGGTCTTTCGAGTAATCAATTTCCGCGAACACGTTTGTCCTCCAATCTGTATTTCGCAAACCTCACTGTCTCGCCGAATCGGTTTTTCTTCTGCACGATCTCGCTCGTGATGGGCCAGCCCTCCGCCTTGAGATCCGCTACCCGCGCCGCCAGCCGGAAGCATCCGTACTGGTCAAGCGCTTCAACGGGCGTAATGGAGCCGATGGTCTGAAGATGAAACAGAATCTTATCGCACTGCGTCACTTGACATCCCTCCATCCAGCTGTTAAAATGTTACCAAAGACATATTCCCGATGGCTGATCGGTTTGTCTTGCTCTGGCTGCTCGCGTCTGTCCACGCGGGCAGCCTTTTTCTTTGCCCCTGAACGGCGGATGTTGTCCCAGCTGCACAGCCATTCCCGCTGCCAGCTGGACTTACAAATGCGCTCCTGGCAGATCTCTTCGCGTGGGCATCCCTCGCATAGCTTCACAAACATTTGTCATCCTCCGCATCCCAGTAGTTCCGCTGTATCTCTGCGGCTTCCACCAGCGCTTTCCACGCCGCCTTGAGCCGGGAGACGAGATAACAGATCCAGCCCATCATGCCGCCCCGTACCCTACGAGCACAGCGGAGGTCGTCGCCATCACTGCCGCGTCCAGCGGCAATCCCCAAACGAGCCAGTAGAATAATGCGGTCATCAAAAACAGGCCTCCGAACCACAGCGCCGCCCGCTTCAACATCCGCCGCAATGCGGCGTACCATTCTCTCTTTGAGATCATCTTTCATTCCTCCTTTTCCCCGAGAAACGCCAGAAACGGCTTTCTTGGGATTTTTACGCGGCTCCCGATGCAGCACACCGGGAAGCCGAGACCGGCGGGGTTTTGCCGCGCCCGAAGCCGCAGCTCGTGGGGATTACACCCCAAAAACCACGAAGCCATCTCCGGCGTAATGATCGGCGCGTCCGATTGCTTTAGTTCTTCCAGCGTCATACGTTCCATACTTATTCCTCCTTCTTCGGCTGCGCTTCTTTTACAAGAAGCATCCCATACGCAATGTCGCTCAATCTCTGAATCTCCTCGGCGTCGAGTTTGTCAACGTCAACGCCGACGGTTTTTAGAGCCTGCTTGGATTCCTCGGGCATTTGATTCACCTCGCTTCCATACGACATTTTTATGTCGCTTGATGTATTGTGACTACATTATAGACCCTTATTTTTGTTTTGTCAATACATTTTTGCGCTTTTGAATAAATATTTTTGTATTGACAATACATTTATATTGTGTATAATAGTTTTAGGAGGTGTCCTAAATGACCATCAATGAACGCATAAAAGCCATCCGAAAAAAAACCGGATTATCTCAGACTGATTTTGCAGAACGGCTTGGGACAACGCGGGGTGTAATCACGAACCTTGAAGGTGCAAAAACAGAACCGAATGAGCCATTTTTACGGCTTATTTGCAAAGAGTTTAATGTCAACGAAACATGGCTTCGCACCGGAGAGGGTGAAATGATGAAGGAGTTGACGCAAAATCAGGAAATCGCAGAGTTCCTCGGGAAAGTTATGAACGACCCGGATGACGCAGCAAGGAAACGTTTTATATCAATCGTTAGCCAGCTCGGCGTTAAAGAATGGGAGATACTTGCCGAAATCGCCGAAAAATGGGCACAGGGGAAATGACCCCTGTGCCCATTTGCTATGTATGCTATTTGTTGACCATCGTTTTCAAAAACCGCCAGAGGAGGTCAAGCTCCTCATCCGTTGCGCGCTGCATCAGCCGCGCGATCTCCTGTTCCAGCCATGCTCTATCATTCATTCCTTTGCTCCTTCTTCCTTCGTATCGGCTGATTCGTATGAGGCAATACCAGAATTATAAAACATTCGTTCTATAATTTCAAGATGTATTTGTACTCTAAAATATTTGGAAGTATATTATTGTACTCTTCGCAGTTGCATTTTCTCGGAATTTGTTATATATTGGACATACAGACATTATTTTAGGAGGGAACAAAATGATTTGTCCTCAATGCGGCAGCGAAAATGTAACAATCACCATGCACCAGATCGGCAGTGAAACAGAAAAGTATGGTGTCGGATTTGACGGGCACATGAACAACCTCGCGCGTGGGATCGTCGCGGTCTGCACACTTGGCCTGTCGAACCTGTTCTGGCGCAAGCGTACCGGCAGCGAGCGGGCGGTCATGCGCACAAAGAAAATCTGCCTTTGCCAAAACTGCGGCCATTCGTGGGAAATCCGGGAGAAAAGTGAAAGCACTCTCAGTGCGGAAGAAAAGCACAAAATCATCCGTAACGGTGTGATCTCGCTTGCTTTACTTATTGTCATTGCCGGTGTCGTTGTGCAATGGATCGTCGGTGCGACAAACCTTCGGATTCTCTATGTCGCTTATATTGCTGCTGTTGCCGCAGGCGCCATTCGCGTTTATCGCGCAATCTGTGCACTCAAAAATGATGGTTCAGGAGAATAGACTGTGCAGAAACAGTCGAATCATTTTGATTGCACTTTTGTCGAAAGGCTGTCATACTGAAATCAGCTAAACATCGTCCGTTCTTTGTGGCCATCTCCGGTTTCAGAGAGGCAGCTAAACCAGAGTTTTCCTCCCTTTATGTATTCAAGGGAAAATGCCTCCACATTCCGAAACTGGCCGCCATCAACGACGATGTTTACTTTTCCTTCCTCAAACCTGATATTGATGCTCTGCATGGGGAATCCTCCTTTGTGATTCGGCGTTTGCCGTGATTCGACCGTACCACCACACAACGAGAAATACAACCTAAATATCTGCAAGCTGCGAAATCCGACAAATATCTCTGCAAACTTTTGAGAAAACGAATGAAAATGATTGAAAGAGAAGTGTAAGAATGGATTTTGAGAAGCTAATTGACAGATGTATGCGCACGATTGATGACAGAAATCTAACAAATCGAGATGTTGCGCGGCTTGCAGATATTTCGGAGTCCACTGTTTCGAGGGTGCTGGCATCCAGAGGGCGAAACGCATCAATGGCAACGATAGTCGCAATCTGCGACGGGTTAGGGCTTGAGGAAGAAACTGTGCAGTACGATGTTTCTCCGAACGATATGACTGCAATCGAGCACGTTTATTTGGCGCGTATCGATGATCTCAAAAAGTCAATGGCGCAAAAAGATCGCTGGATCAAAGGATTATTTGCGATCTGCCTGTCTATGGTCATAATCATGGTTACTTTGTTGGCCGTGGATTTGCTCGTTCCGACAGTCGGCTGGTTCCGGGGGTGATTGCTTGGATCAATGCGTAAAGTGTAAAAAGGATATTCCAGACGGCGCGGTCTTCTGCCCGTGGTGTGGAAAAAAGCAGGTACCGGAGCGCAAAGGGAGAACGCGTGGAAATGGGCAGGGGTACGCCTATCAGCGGGGAAAAACATGGACGGCCCGCTGGACAGTCGCCTGTTACCTTGATGAAAACGAAAAGATGCACCAGAAAGTAAAAACGAAGGGCGGCTTCGCATCCAAGCGTGCCGCCCTACAATACGCCGCAAATCCACCGGAGAAAGAAAAATGCTCTCCAACGGTGCGGGAATATTACAAAACCTATCTGCGTGGGGATTATCAATCGCTCTCATCCAACCGCCAGATCGCCGCAGACGCAGCATTTGAACGGTTAAAAGAGATTGCCGACTGTGAGATCGACGCGCTAACTATTCGGCAGCTGCAGGACGTCGTAGACCGCAACGCGAGCACATACTATACACGACGTGATATGAAAACGGTGCTGTCACACTGCTACAACCTTGCAATCGCAGAAAAACGAACCACTGTGAACCTCTCAAAATATATCAAGCTGCCAAAGCTCGAGGAGAAAACACCGGAGCCGTTCACGGACGATGAAGTTCTGAAGCTATGGAAAACATATCCGCAGGATCATTTTATTGGGTTCATCCTCACGATGATCTACACAGGCATGATGCCAGGAGAGCTTCAAAGTCTCAAAAAGGATATGATTGACTTCGAGAAAAATGAGATCGTCGGCGGCGGTATTAAAACGCAAAAGCGAAAAGATACGCCTATGGTATTCCCGGACTTCCTCGCGCCCGTCCTGAAGGAACTATGCGAGGAAAGCAACTCGCGCGTTGGGAAGGTTTGCTGCATCAACAAGGACACTTTCTATGCGCGGTACTATGAATGTCTCGAGCTTGCGGGTGTCCGGCGGCTCACTCCGTATTCGTGCAGACACACCACCGCAACCGCACTGGCCTCGAAAAATATTGATCCATTCACTATCAAGGAGGTCATGCGCCACAGCAAAATCACCACGACGCAGAAGTATGTTCATCCAAATATGCGAGGCATGGTCGATGCGGTCAACCAAATTCCATCTTCTGATGTTCAATCAGCGCCAGACCCGAAAGTAACTCCGTAAGTAACAAAATCGAAAATGTGTAGTATTTTCAAAGGTTCCAAATACCCTGCTAAGGGAGTAGTCGTCTAAAAAGCGAGCGAGAGTTCGAATCTCTCCTTCCGCGCCAAAGAAGAAACCCTGTAATCTCAAGTGATTACAGGGTTTTCCTTTGTATATCAAGGCTTTCAGGCATTTCGAGCGTATCATTTATTTGCGATGCGTATCAATTATTTGACACGCAAAACACAATTTTGACACGCATTTTTGCCACGGAATTTGCCACGCTTTTTGCCTCGTCATAGGGACTTTATTTTTCTTAAAACAGAATCATATACCCTTCGGTTTACAAGTGAAAGCGTGTCCATGAGTTCGTCAACGACCGTCCAAGCCTTCGCCGGGTCTTTCCCGGCTACCGCAAGCAAAAACTCACTGTCCCCGTAATCGCCCACGGTAGCCGGTTGCGCGGTAACAGGAGCGGGAGCGCCGGAGTAGTAACCCACATACCTACCGCCGTCGCCCCGTTCCTCTTCCTGCATCTTGTCGCGTATCA